ATGACTATTCTGTTTCGTATCTTTATAGTCAGGATTACTATTATCCTACTAAGTAACAATCTATGCCCCCAATTCTAACCACTATTCCTATTACTTTATTTTCGTTAATTATGCCACTATTACACATTGAACACCTTGAAGATACCGTCCTTAATGGAGATCTTAGTGCCCTCAATTTGTTGGAGAATAGTAGTAACTTAACAGCGAAGATTGATGGAAAACCAAGTATAGTTTGGGGGCAAGATACTGACGGATTGTTTTTCGTTGGCACAAAAAGTGTGTTTAATAAAAAGTTAGTTAAGAGGTGCAAATCATACGGAGATATTGATAAGTTATATGATGGAAATTTGCATGAGATATTAACAACTTGTTTTCGTAATCTTCCAAACGATGGTAACATTTACCAGGGAGATTTCATTGGGTTTGGTGGAGATAGTGAGTACAATCCTAACACAGTTACTTATACTTTTGATGATGTAATTCGTGAGGATATAATAATAGCACCTCACACAATTTACACTGGTAATGTTAAAGATATTCGTGAATGGAAAGTATCACCTTTAACACGTAATCTCCAGGGGACTAATAACGTGCGGTTCGTACATTCTCCAGTAACTAATAAGAATTGCACTGAAGATTTGGCGTTTATGTTAAACTTTGCCCGTACGATTGCAGGTGCAGTTGAGTTCATCGAAGACGAGAAAAATGTCGCTGCTATGAAGAAAGAATTAAACTCATATATTCGTACTAATAGAGAAATAGTGCCAGAAGAGTTTGATAACACTAACTTAGTAAGATTCTGGCAATTAGTGATACAAATCAAAGAGCAATTTATGGAGAATTGTGATACAAACCGTTCAGAGATGAAAGCATCACTTAATGGAGAGAATATAGATGCTGAAGGTTATGTTTTATCGGACAATTCTCAGGTAATTAAACTCATAAACCGTAGAGTGTTTAGTTATCACAATTTCATTCGTAATTCGTAGTGCTATGTAATAACGAACGATTCGTAATTACCAGTCGTTCGTTAACATCGCAGTTTATTATATTATGGGGGGTTGTTATTAAAAATCGACTACTACCCTAACCTACAAAGTGTTACGGAAGCGAGCTATAAATTCCAATCGAAGTCAAAATTTTTTTCGTACTATATAATTTTGAAAAAGGTTGATTGAATCCTGCTATGCAAAAAAAATTCGGGCATGAAGAAACCACCATAGAGGTTGACAATATTACAGGAGAGTATTATACTGTTATACCAGAATGGGTGATGCACGACATGGATTGGTACGAAGGATGTAAAGTGAATTTCAATATTGATTGCGGTGATGTTGTTATTACAGAGTCAACCGATGAAGACTAATAAAACATATCATATCTACCTACAAAAGGAATGTTTATTTAAAGATTTAACAGAATGGGAGTTTAATATTATATGGAGAAGGATATACAAATCATACTTTACAGAAGACTTAACATATTCGGAAGTGGTGGAAGAACCGAACGAAACATATATTGATGCATCATATTGACATTTGCTATATAAACTGATATAATTGGATTGATGAAATCTACAAGTTATGGCAAAAGGATTTACAGTAAAAGCAAAATCACCAGTAGCAACACAAGCAAAGAAGGCACCTGAGTGGGACTTCGATAAAGCAAAGGAAATGATTAGAGGTAAAAGCGTAGTCTTTTGCTTACCAGGAAGAGGAGTATCATATACTTATTTGAAGAACTTTGTACAACTTTGTTTTGATATTGTACAGAATGGTGGACAGATACAGATATCACAAGACTATTCATCTATGGTAAACTTTGCTAGATGTAAGTGTCTAGGTGCTAATGTTCTTCGTGGTCCTGATCAGAAACCTTGGGATGGTAAACTTAAGTATGATTATCAGTTATGGATTGACTCTGATATTGTCTTTAACACTGAAGCATTCTATAAGTTAATACTATTAGATAAGGATATTGCATCTGGTTGGTATTGTACAGAGGATGGTAGTACTTCATCTGTTGCACATTGGATGGAAGAGGATGATTTCAGAAAGAATGGTGGAGTCATGAATCATGAAACCTTGGAAACAATGTCTAAGCGTAAGAAACCATTTACAGTTGATTATGCTGGTTTCGGTTGGTTGCTGATTAAGCATGGTGTGTGGGAACATTCTGAAATGAAGTATCCGTGGTTTGCACCGAAGATGCAGGTGTTCGAATCAGGAGAAGTGCAAGACATGTGCGGAGAGGACGTTTCTTTCTGTCTTGATGCAATCGAAGCAGGATTTGAAATATGGTGTGATCCTCGTGTTAGGGTTGGACATGAAAAAACACGAATTATATAGAATTATCATCGATGGGAAGGAAGTATTCGATGCTTTAGGGCAGGGTGAATACTTCGAAAGAATGGAGGACTTGGCACTAGAGTTTTATCAGACAGGTACTCCACATCCCGATAGTATTGTCACTGAAACTTATTTGGAGGAAGACTAATGGCAACAACGAAAGGTTTAACCGTTGAAAAGGTGGTTAACTACATTAAAGACAAATGGCAAGTGTTTGGAGCAGCGACGTTGCTCGTATTCATATTGCAATTTTTAGCAGCAAAACTACTCATTGCAGTTCTCTTAGGACTCGTAGTAGCAGGACTATTACCTTCTGATACCGTTAAGAAGGTAACTAAGAAAGTAACAGGATCTAAGGAGTAATTATGGCAAAGGCAACCACAGGTGCATGGGGAAAAGAAGAACTCGAATCAACCCCGAAAAAAACTCGTCAAGGAAGAGGCAAACATACAAAGTATGCCGCAACCTCCCGTAACTCGACTCGTAAGAAGTACAGAGGACAGGGCAAATAACTCACGAAGCGTCTCGAAAGAGGCGTTTTTTTATTTTTTTAAATATTGCTTATAAATAAAACATAATACCTACTGTCCTAGATGGCAATAACACGGATTTCTAGAGGTTTTAAAGATATTAGTCTATCCTTTACACCTCATCCTGTTACTAAAGACTTACCAATATTAAAGAACGGTAATGCGATTTCACGTTCTGTTAGGAACCTAGTGCAAACTATTCCTACTGAGCGTTTCTTTAATTCATTACTAGGTTCTGAGGTACGTTCTCAATTATTTGAAAATTGGGTTGATTTTGGTACTGCAGCAGTCATAGAGGATCAAATCCTTACTACAATTGAAAACTTTGAACCTAGAGTTGAAAATGTAGATGTACAAGCAGAACCAGAACCTGATGATAATAGTTTCTCTGTAACTGTACGTTTTGATGTAGTAGGACAACAATTACCTTCCCAAGAATTTACCTTCTTATTAGAAGCAACGAGATAATATGCCGATTACTAAGTTTACTAATCTTGATTTCGATCAAATAAAGACACAGATTAAGGATTACCTACGTGCCAATTCATCCTTTACGGACTTTGACTTTGAAGGTAGTAACTTCTCTGTTCTAATTGATACGTTAGCATATAATACCTATATTACAGCATTCAACTCTAATATGACTGTAAATGAATCCTTCTTGGATTCTGCTACGTTAAGAGAGAATGTAGTATCACTTGCACGTAATATTGGGTATGTACCTCGTTCTCGCTCTGCTGCAAAGGCAGAAATCACATTTAGTGTAAACATTAATGATACATTAACTTCGACACTAGACTTAGAAGCAGGATTAGTCTGTGTAGGTAATACAAACGACACGAATTACATATTTTCAATTCCAGAGAAGGTAGTAACAGTCGTTGATGCAAATCAAAATGCGACTTTTAGCAATATTACCGTTTATCAAGGTTCATATCTTCAAAAATCGTTCATTATAGATGGTTCTTTAGACCAAAGATTCATTTTAGACAACCCTTACATAGATTCTTCTACAATTGTGGTTAGAATTAGGGATTCTATTAATGATATTTCGGAAGGAAGGCAATATCTTGCTGCAGATAATATTTTAAACATAGATTCTACGTCAGAAATCTATTTAATTCAAGAAATTCAGGATGAAAAGTATGAATTACTCTTTGGAGACGGATTTTTTGGCAAAAAACTTGAAAATGGTAACGTAGTTGATGTTTCATACATCATTACAGATGGAAAAGATGGAAATGGAGCATCAAATTTCACATTTTCTGGAAGATTTAGGGATGATCAAGGACAAATAGAAGTTCCAACCAATTCTATTACCATTACAACTAACCAAAATGCAATAAATGGTTCTGATATTGAGTCTATCAACTCAATTAAGTATTTTGCACCTAGAATTTACTCTTCTCAGCACCGTGCAGTGACTGCTCGTGACTATGAAGCAATAATTCAGAAAATTTATCCAAATACTGAGTCAGTTTCTGTTGTTGGTGGTGAAGAATTAGATCCTCCACAGTTTGGAAACGTAATTATAAGTATAAAACCAAAAAATGGTGACTATATTTCCGATTTTGACAGAAGTAACATCCTTTCAAAGTTAAAACAGTACTCACTTTCGGGTATAAATCAACAAATCATCGATTTGAAGGTGCTTTTTGTTGAAATTGACTCTGCAGTTTACTATAATACTTCTCAAGTAACAAATGTTAATGATTTAAAGAGTCGAATTTCTAATACTTTGACTACATTTAGAGAATCTAACATTAATAAGTTCGGTGGAAGGTTCAAATACAGTAAAATTTGTCAAACAATTGACAATGTTGATGATGCAATAACATCAAACATCACTAAAATCATCATTAGAAGGAATTTAAAGGCACTTATTAACCAAACAGCACAGTATGAACTATGTTATGGTAATAAATTCCATATAAATCCAGAAGGATTTAACATTAAGAGTACAGGATTTAAGATTGCTGGTAGTAATGACGTATATTACTTCACTGATGTGCCAAAAACTGATACTACAGGTACTATTTCTATAGTAAAAGATGCTGTAGAGGAAGGAAATTATACTGTAGTCGTTAAATCTGCTGGTACAGTTGATTATGAGAAAGGAGAAGTCATTATTAATACCATTAATATTACATCAACAGTAGAACCAAATAATATTATTGAAATACAAGCAATCCCTGAATCTAATGATGTGATTGGATTATCGGATTTATACCTAGATTTTTCCGTTTCTAAAAGCACAATAAATATGGTTAAAGATACCATTACTTCGGGTGAACAAATATCTGGTATTGGGTATAAGACAACTTCCAGCTACTTAAATGGAGAACTTAAGAGGATATAAAGGATGATACAAACTGGGTTTGAAAAGAGAGTATCTGTTCAACAGATAATAGAGAATCAACTGCCTGAATTTGTACTAACTGAAAGTCCAAAGACTGTAGATTTTTTAAAGCAATATTATATTTCACAGGAGCATCAAGGTGGTGCTGCTGATATTGCTGTTAATTTAGATCAGTATTTAAAGGTAGATAACCTCACCCCAGAGGTAATTTCTGGTGAAACAACACTATATTCCGATATTACTACCTCTGATGATACTGTTCAGGTATATTCTACAAAAGGATTTCCGAATGAATATGGTTTATTTAAGATTGATAATGAAGTTTTTACATATACTGGAGTAACAACTAACACTTTTACTGGTGTAGTACGTGGTTTTAGTGGAATTACAAGTTATAGGACTGATTTAGACGCAGAAGAACTCCTTTTTAGTGATAGTAGTGCCCAAAGTCACACTGCTAGTACTAAAGTAACTAACTTAAGTGCACTATTTTTAAAGGATTTTTATAGAAAATTAAAGGTAACTCTTACACCAGGACTTGAAGATGTTGATTTTCAAGAAAAACTTGATGTTAATAACTTTATTAAAGAAGCAAAAAGTTTATATCAAGCAAAAGGTACTGAAGAATCATTCAGAATCTTATTCAATGCACTATATGGTGTAGAACCAACTGTTGTTGATTTAGAACAATACCTACCAAAACCCTCCTCGGCAGAGTTTTTAAGAAGAGAATTACTAGTTGCTGAAAGAATTTCTGGAAATCCTGCTAACTTGGTTGGACAAACTATTAGAAAATCAACAGATCCTGCTACTCAAGGTGCTGTTTCTGAGGTTGAAGTCTTTACTAGATCTGGAATTAGTACATATTATAAGATTGGATTGTTTGTTGGTTATAGTGATAATGCATTAATTGAAGGTACATTTGAAGTACAACCAAAAACTAAAGTAATTAACCCTGTTTCTACATCAGATTCTATTATTACAGTTGATTCTACCATTGGATTTGGTGCAACTGGAACATTAGTCTCTGGTAATAATATTATTACATATACTAGTAAGACTGTTAACCAGTTTTTAGGGTGTGATGGTATAACTGTCGGTATTGGTACAGCAGATGAAATAAGAACTAATGAAGTTTATATCGGATATGAAGATGGTGATTTAAGTAAGAAGGTAGAAATACGTCTTGGTGGTGTTTTATCAGACTTTAAACTTGTAAGTGATGTATTAGAAACATCTGAAGAGCAAGTTCTATATGTAAATCATGTAGGTGAAAAGATAACATTACCAGAAACTGGTCCTACTGATAAACAATTATTTGCTAATTCTTGGATTTATAATACTAGTTGTAGATTTGATGTTGAGGATATTAATACTGGTTCATCTACAATTACATTAAAATCTTCAATTGATAAGTCACAATTAAAAGTAGGAGATAAAATTGATATTTTATTGGGTGATACGAATAATATAGCACTTACTAACGCAAGTGTTAGCTCAATTGACAACAATCTTAAACAAGTTCAGTTAAATGATATGACTGGATTTAATTATAGTGCTCTTCAGACATATACTATTAGAAGAAATTTAAATACTGCTACTAGTTCTGGAACATCAGTAAATTATGGGCAGAATAAAGTTACTGCAGATATTCAGAATGTTTATAATGAGAATGATGAATCATTCTATGTTGCTTCAAACTCTTTACCATCATATGATATAACAAAATCAACTATTAAGTATGAAATTTCCACTGGAACTCCAGATGCATTAGATGGTTATAATAGTATAATAGAACAATATCAAATTATTTCCTTTACCGAACCTACACTAGATTTTATTACAGGAGATAAGGTTGTTTATAAAGCAGAAACTACTCCTTTAAAGGGACTAGAAGAGGGTGAATATTATGTTGAGGTATTAAATGGTGGTAAGATTAAATTATATGAATCTAGGGGTTTAATCGAAACTAATGGTTCAATAGTTGACGGAACTGTAGTTAATAATGCTAGAGGATTCCTTGCTGATGGAACAAATAATCATAGTTTCATTTTAGCAAGTCAATCTGACGATTCTATACATCCACAAAAACTTCTTAGAAAATTCCCACATTCTCAAGATATTAAAACAGGAAATGAAACTAAGACTACCACTGGTTCTCTTGGAATGTTGATTAATGGTGTTGAAATTATTAGTCCTAGATCATTAGATAAAGTTTATTATGGTCCTTTAGATAATATTACTGTTTATAATAATGGAAATGATTATGATGTTATTAATCCACCAGATATTGTAATTGCTGCAGGATTGGGGAGAACTGCTCTTGCTCGTCCAGTTGTAGAAGGTAGTGTTAAAGATGTTTTGGTAGATCCTCAAGACTTTGACGTAGTTGATGTTAAGTCTGCCACTATATCTGGTGGAAATGGTTCTGGAGCAGTCCTAGAACCGATGGTAGGTGTCAGACAACGTGAAGTAAGGTTTGACAGTCGTAATGACGTTGCTGGTGGTGGTGTAAGTTTATCTCTTGATACTATTACCTTTGTGCAGGATCATAATTTTGTTAATGGTGAACCCATTGTATATGATTCAAATGGAAATACAGGATTGGGTACATTTGTTCATAATGCAATTTATTATCCAGAAATCATCAGTAATACTACAATTAAGTTATATGCAACTAAGAATGATTTTGATAATAGAACTTTTGCTATGGACTTTAATAATATATCAGGTGGGCAAGGTATTCATAAGTTTAAAAAGTTTGACTATACCAAGACTTTAAGATCAATTAAGGTTGTTGATGGTGGTTCTGGATATACTAATAGAAAACTGATTGTTGATCCAGTAGGTGTTAATACTGTAACTAACACAATCACATTCAAAAATCATGGATTTAATGATGGTGATAAAATTGTTTATTCTGCAGATACTTCACCGATAGAAGGATTATCTACATCAAATCAATATCAAATTATTAAAATAGATAATCATTCATTTAAACTTGCGAATGCAGGTGTTGGGGGAACAATAACAAGCAATTATACAAGAGGAAATTATGTTGGTTTAGGATCTACTGGTGTTGGATATCAGAATTTCGCATATCCTGATATTACATTAACAGTTGATGCAATTATTGCAGGTGTTGGAACTGCTACTCAGGCAGTGGGAGTTATAACTGCAATACCTATAGTCAGAGGTGGACTTATTGATGCTTATCTTTATGATAAGGGAACTGGATATGGTTCATCTATTATAAACTTTGATAAGAGTCCAGTAGTAACTGTTAGATCTGGTAAAGATGCTGAATTTAGACCAATAATAGTTGATGGTAAGGTTGATCAAGTAGCGGTAACATATGCTGGTGTTGAGTATACATCTGCTCCAGATTTGACATTTATTGGTATTGGTTCTGGTGTTGGTGCTAAAGCAAGAGCAATCGTAGAAAATGGAAAGGTAACTGGTGTTTCAATTCTTAATCCAGGTGTTAATTATAGTTCTAATACTGGTGTTGCAGCAACTTCTATTGGACGTAATGCATTTATTGAGTCTGATATAAGAGCATTAACTGTAAATAATCATAAACGATTTGGTGATGAAATACTAGTTGATAGTATAAGTGGATTGCAGTATGGATATGTTGGACATTCTACAGCGATTGGTTCTTTATTAGGAGATAAATTAGATACTCATTCACCAATTATAGGGTGGGCATATGATGGTAATCCAATTTACGGTCCTAATGGATATTCAGATCCAGAAGATGCCAACTCATCTGTAAAATATGTAAATACTGGATATGTTTTATCAAGTTCTGATGTTATAGATAGACCTCCATTTAAAATGGACGGAACAGTATTTGATAATGGATTCTTTATTGAAGATTATAAATTTGATAATTCTGGTGATTTGGATGTACATAATGGAAGATATACAAAAACTCCAGATTTTCCAAATGGAGTGTATGCATATTTTGCTGGAATAACAACTGTAAGTAGAGAAGCAAAATATCCTTACTTTATTGGTGATTCTTATAGATCCAAATTAATTCCACAATTAATTGATCAAAGTTTTGATTTTAATAATTCTGATTTAATTAGAAATACACTTCCATATAAGTCTGAAGATTTAACTGCTGATAATGATTTTATTACTGAACCTTATGAAATTGTTCAACAGAGAACAATTGTTGATTCTGTAAGTAAGGGTAGTGTTGATTCTTTTGAAATTAATCAATCTGGAGAGAAATATGCTGTCAATGATGTTTTGGTATTTGATAATGGAGGGACAAATGGTGGCGGATTAAATGCTTATGTTTCTAGAGTTGCTGGAAATCATATTAGAAGTATTGATACTGAGATTACTACTTATCAGGATGCTACAGTAATTTGGGATAATTCTAATCAAATTTCTGTACATATTTCACCTACACATGCTTTACTTGATGGAGATACTGCTGTAGTTTCTGGTGTATCTACATATATTTCTGGATTAACAAAATCTCATAAAATTGGTGTTACTTCTGAAACTGCACACTTAATTGCTCCAGTTGCCCATAATACAACTCTTGGATTTGTAACTGACATATATCTTTCATCAGTTCCAAATAATATTTCTATTGGTTCTACTGTTGCAATAGGTGTAACTAACCAGGAAATAGTTAAAGTTAATAACATATTCCATGAAAGAAAGGTTTTAAGAATAGAAAGATTAGTTAATCCAGGTATTGGGCATACAGAAACTGAAATAGTATCTAAACTTGCTGATACATTTACAATACCAATTAATAGTGAGTATTTTGAATCTCGTAAAAATGATAAGGTATACTTCCACCCATTTGAAGCAGTTGGTTTTGGTGTAACCATTGGACAAGAGGCTGCTAACAAATATAGAATTGGAGATGTTCAATATGATGTTTCAGTTCCATATCAAAGCATTTATATACCAAATCATCCATTTGTAGATAATCAGGAAGTAACACATACTAGTAGTACAAAACCTATTAAAGTAAGTGTTAAAAATTTTGGTTCTAAGAGTAATCTACCTACTACTGGACTATATGTTATTAATAAAGGTAAGGATTATATTGGACTTACAACATTTAAAGATCATGCAGCAGCAAGTGTAGCAGGATTTAGTACTGGTGGATTTTTCTTTAGAAGTTTTGAGGGTAATGGTGATAGTCGTGATTGGAAATATTCTTTAGAGGCTGTTTATACAAAGCAGACTGCAAGAATAGAAAGAATAACAGCTAATGTTATGACTGGTGCTCCTTGGGAAGGAACTCAAGTAACTAAGGAAAGCTTTGATGACGGACATTTATTGGTTGATGGTGATGAAATTAAATTAACTGTCGAATCTAATCAATCTGTTGGTATTGGAACTTCTACTGCTGTAAGGGTAAAGTATAATTCTGAAAATGACAAGATAATCATTAATCCAACAACATTTACTGGTTCTGCAATATTAGCAGGTAATGTAATAAATCTAACTGCACATGGATTGGAAACTGGTGATAAAGTATTCTATTCTGGAAATGCAACTGGATTATCTACTAAGTCTTATTATGTTTATCGTTTAGATGATGATAAATTCCAGTTAGGGCAGACTCGTTATGATGTTTTATCAGAACCACCAACTGTTCTTAGTATAACTGCAGGTAGTGGTGGATCTGGACAAGAACTATCTAGGGTTAATCCTCGTATTGAAGTTATCAGAAATAATAATTTAGTATTTGATACTTCAGATTCATCATTATCTGGATATAATTTAAGAATCTATCATGATGAAGAATTTAAAAATGAATTAGTATCTATCGGTGGTACTATTACAGACTTTATTGTTGATAGAAGTGATGTTTCATCTGGTAGTGTTGGTGCAGCAATAACAGTAAGATATTCTGATAATTTATCATCTAAATTATATTATACATTAGAGAAGGGTGGATTTATCAGCACATCTGATACAGAAGTTGCTAATAATTCTGAAATACTTTTTGTTCCTAGTGTTTACAGCAATACATATTCTGTTTCTGGAATAGGTAGTACTACCTTCCAATTGTCCCTTAAATCGGTTCCAGAGACTTTAAATTATACTCAGAGCACAACTAGTAAATTAGAGTACTCTACTGCTTCTCCAACCGCTAGAGGTGGTGTAGAATCTATAAGAGCTACTTCTGGTGGACTTAATTATAAGAAGTTACCTAAATTTACTTCTATTATATCTACAGAAGGTGTGAATGCGGATATAATACCAAAATCATCAACTATTGGTAGAATAAAAGAAGTTACTATTGAAGATACTGGTTTTGATTACTCTGCAGATAAAACATTAAGTCCAGAAGTCTTTATTTCACCAAATATTACTGTAGTTGATAGAAATTCTATTACCGATATTAATGTTCTTACTGGAGGTTCTGGATATACTATTGTTCCTGATATTGTTGTTATTGATCCTGATACTAATGAACCATATCCTGATAGTTATCTAACTGGAGAGATTCAATCTTCATCACTTACTAATGTTAAGGTTTTACAATCTCCAAAAGGATTATCTGATAAAGATAATAAAGTATTTACTGTTAATAACTCAAACGGAATTCCTATAACTAGTGTTCAATCTACTGGAGTTGGAACTGCTTATCTTACTTTACAGACACCAATATCTAACTTTAGTACAGCACCATTTGCTGTAGGTGATAAAGTATTCATTGAAGGTATTAGTGTTCTTGGTGGTATTGGAACTACAAGCACAGGATATAATTCTCCAGAAAATGGATATTCATTCTTTACTGTTGAAAGTGTTGGTGCAGCAAATCCAGTAGTAATAGGTATAGGACTTACTGAAGTAACAGAATATGCTGGAATTGCAGTTACTGATACTAATGGATATGGTTTAGCAGTCAATAAAAATAACTATCCAACATTTGAAGTTATTCAGACACCTGAACAATTTATTTTGGATGAAAGATTATATGTTCTTCAGGGTTCTACATATGTTCTTGAAGATTTGTATATCACTAAAAACTTAAATGATAGAATTAAAATTAGAGGTACATATGATTTAGAAATTGGTGATCATATTCGTGGTAAAGAATCTGGAACTATAGCAACTATCAAAGAGATAGTAGAAAATAGAGCAAGATTTAAGATAGATTATTCCTTAAGACAGGAAAAAGGATGGAATAATAATACTGGAAAATTAAATGAAGATTTCCAAGTTCTTCCTGATAATGATTATTATCAGAATTTATCATATACTGTTAAGAGTCCTATTGTATATGAAGATTTGGTAAATCCAGTAAATAGACTCTTACATACAACAGGATTGAAGAATTTCTCTGATACTGGAATAACAACTACCACAAATGTTTCTGTTAAAACTCCATTAGATGCTGGTAGTGTGGCATTGATTGATGTTATTGGTGAAAAGAGAGTTGATACTGTAAGTAATTTTGATTTTGCAATTGATATTGATGCAGAAGGTAGCAAATCTAGATTTGTTAAATTCCAAACTAAGAGATTGAGTGATTATATTAATAATGATTCTAACCGTGTTCTTGCGATAGATGATATTTCATCTCAATTTAATAAAGTATTTACGGAAAATAATTTCTTTACAAACCTTGATACTATAAACAACGGTAGTGGATATAATCGTTATTTGGTTCAAATAATTAATCCTAATAATAAACAGAGACAAGTAACAGAATTAATTACCCTTACTAATAATGATGGTGACATATTTACATTTGAAAAAGGTTCTATTGGAATAGGTACAGTTAATTCAAATAATTCTTATAATGTGACAAGATTGGGTGACATTATAGGGGATAGTGATACATCTCAATTAGTATTCAATCCAGAAGATCCATATAATTATGATTATGATTTAAAAGTTATTAAAAATACTTTTAACACGTCAAATGTTGGTATAGGAACTACTAGTTTTGGATTTGTTGATATTATTGGTTCCAATAATCTTGTTGGTGTTGGATTAACAGAAACATTATTCTCTGCTACTGCAAATCAAAATGAAGCATTCTTTGCTAATATTGAAATTACTAATTCTGTAACTTTCGATAGAAGATATGTTGAATTATATGTAGATCAAGATGGAACTGATACCTTTATTTCTGATTTTTATCTAGACAATAAAGATGGTGCAAGTGGTAACTTTATTGGTACATTTGGTGCATCAATAGAGTCTGGTGTTGTTAAGATAAACTTCACTAATAGTACAGAATCTCAAGGTGTCTTTGTTAAATCAAGAGCAATTGGATTTGGTGTCACAACTGCTGGTATTGGAACATATAGGTTCTTAACTACTGGACAATCAGGTGGATCAGAAAAAACTGCGAGATATGAGAGTAAGTTTGCATATACTCTTGCTCCTGCAACTGCAACTGAAGTCTTTAGGGTTGCTAAATCGGACGTAACAAGTATTAAATCAGTTGTTAAAGTTGGATATGGTGTTACATCAGCATTACATCAATTATTATCAATTCATGATGGAACTGATGTTTATACTACACAATATCCATTCGTATCAGTTGGTAGTACAAGTGGTATAGGTACATTTGGTTCTGAATTTAGTGGATCTAATTTGATATTAAAATTCTATCCAGATGCTGGAATTAATAACGTAGTTTTAGTACAATCTTATAGTGAAATAATACAAACTGATAGTGATTTAATTAATATACCAAATACTCTTAATTATGGAACTTTAACAGAAAGTATTAAAACTTATGCATATAATGGTGTTAATGAATCCAGGATTAATGTTACTGAATTTGATGTTAATCATAAAAACACTCCAATATTTACTAAAACATTTAATCCAGCAGATACAAGTGTTGTAAATCTTAATTCAGGTACATTCACTATCAAGGATCATTTCTTTGAGACTGGAGAGGAGTTAGAATATGAATCAGTATCTACCTTTAGTAATATAACTGCTGAAGATATGCAGATGTCTAATGGTAGTGATTTACCAGCAACTGTATATGCTATTAAAATTAGTCCTGATGAATTTAAAGTTGGATTAACATCTACACTTGCATATGCTGGTACATCAGTTGCATTCAATGATGCTGGTGCAGGTAATGCTCATACACTAACAATGGCTAAGAGAGCAGAGAAAACTCTTCTTTCTGTTGACGGTATTGTTCAATCACCACTTGCAAGAACATCTGTTGGATATGCTCTTACTAATAATTATGGTAGTATAAGTGCTACAGACACATTTGCTTCTTTAGTTGGTATTTCTTCTATATTACCAAGGGATATTCTTAAAATTGATAATGAGTATGCTGAAGTTGTAAATGTTGGATTGGGAACTACTGCTGTTGGACCAATAACTGGAAGTGGAAATTATAATTTGGTTGAATTGAAACGAGGATTTGTAGGAACAACTGCAGCTGTTCATAATGATATGAGTCCATCTGGAGTTGGTAATACTGCTCAAGTATATCTTGGTTCATATAATATTGTTAAGAATAAACTTCATTTTTCTGCACCTCCAACTGGAAATAGTGCAAATTCTATAGATTCTAGTACTAATTTGGAAAATGCAAGATCTACATTCGGTGGTAGAGTATATTTAAGAAAAGATTATAGATTTAATAAGATATATGACAATGTTTCTAAGAGTTTTACTGGAATAGGAGCAACTTATCAATTAACTGTTGATGGTGAAACCACAACAGGTATTGAGACTGGAAGTGGTTTCCTCTTTATCAATAATATGTTCCAAACACCAACAACATTTAATAATGTTGGAAATACATATGACTTTATTGATGGTAATACTGCAACTAAGGTTAGATTTAGTGGTATAACCAATGATAGTGGAAATTTGGTAGTATCTGATTATGATGTGAACCAAAATCAATTACCAAGAGGAGGACTTATAGTTTCTCTTGGTTCTAGTATTGGACGTGGATATTCTCAGGCAGCAGGTGCTACAGATATAGATGTAGTAATCAATAGTAGTGGTGCTCTTACTAAAGTTGGTATTGGAACAACTACTAAACATGGTTCTGGATATCGTGGTGTAGTTGGTATTGGAGTAACTGATGAAGCTTATGAGCATAAATGGGTAACTGCATCAAATAATGCTGTTAATGGTTCATTAACTCCAACAGACGGTTCATATGATTCATTCACTGGATTATTAACACTAACAATTCCTAGTCATGGTTTAGGTGCCAGTGGAAATGTTACTATTGCTAATAATTCGATATCGATGACTTGTGGTAGAGATAATCATACATCTACTAAGACATATCCTCGTGCTGGAATTGATCCTGCTGCTGGAGGGGCAAATAGAGCATTTACTAGAATAAGTAGCGATGTTATTTCAGTTGATGTTGGACCTGGTGGTGGTAGAGGTACTGGTGCTAATGTTACAGCAACAGTTGGTGCTGGTGGAACTCTTACCTTTGCTGTTTCTGCTGGTGGTAGTAACTATAAGAGCCCTAGAATACTTGCTCCATCACCATCATATAGTAATTTGGAAGTTACTGGTGTGTCGAGACTTGGTATGGGTATGACAACTGATACTGGAAACGGATTGCTATTGGATATTGAAGTTGGACCTACAGATGCAATACCAACTGATAATAAGTTTGGTGATGCTGCAAATCTTATTGATGCAAATAATGCATTTATTTCAGAATTGGCAGCGAAGAGGATGTTTAATAGATGGAATAATGGTTCTAACTCAACCTATAGTTATCCATCTGGATTTACAGAGCAAGATTGTATTGATGATGTAGTAGATGTTTTAGAAGCTACTTCACATAACCTTAAGTATGGTGGTAATGATAAGACTTATGATGCTGCAAATCTCTTTGTAACTGGTGTTTATTCTAACCCTGCACCTGTTACTGGTGAAGAAGAGCAAGTAATTTATGCTCTACATGAAGCCAGAGATATGGCAACCAGAGCGATGAGAAATCAGAAGATTTATACTCATCTTGGAGCACAATATGCTCACACTTATACTAGTGGAACAGTAGCAAACGCAATTTGTTCTGGTGGTAATTATGCTCACACATACCAAGCAGCAGATTCTTCTGCTAACGCAATTAACGGTTCCTTAAAACCAACTGCTGCTGTTTATGATGCAGTAGCAGGAACTTTGGCATTGACATTTGGTAGTGCTCATGGTATTGCTAATGGTGGAAATGTAACTATTGCAAATCATTCATTAGTATTCACATGTGCTAGAGATGGACATGCTACTAAACATGCATATCCAAGAGCAAGTGACCCTGCTTCAGGTGCTACATTAACTGCTACTGTAACTAGTACCACAGCATTAACAGTGACTGTTGGCACATCTCCATTAGTATTCAAGAGTGTTGTTGCTGGTGCTGGTGCTGAAGCAACTTCATATGATGCTAAAACTGGTGATTTAGTACTTAACGTTGGTTCTAATCATGGATTACTTGGACCAACAACATTAAATGCTCCTACAGCAGCAACTTATGCTCCTTCAACAGGTGTTTTAAGACTTACTATTGCAGGACATGGTTGTGCAGTTGGTGATTATGTCAAGATTGATGACAATTCATTAACATTCACATGTGCTAGAGATAATCATACTACTCAACATTCATATCCTCGCTCTACTGATCCTGTAAGTGGCGTATGGTTGCCGATTCATCAGACATCCGCAAATAGAATATGGGTTAATATCGGTAAATCTCCTGATACTTCTACACATACCTTTGTATCAGCAACAGCTGGTGTTAAGAAGGCAAATGAAGGTATTGGTATTGGAACCAGTAAATTAGGGTTTAAGTGTACTAGAGATGCTACTGATGCTGCCCCACAAGGTGTAGCACAGCAATTATATCCACGTCCAGGCGATCCATTCTCTTGGAATAAGAAACAAATATCAATTGCATCTACAACTACTTCTTCAATTACAGTTAATGTCGGTGTTTCTTCTACATCTCAAACTGCTAAGACACAGATTACTGATACCACAATTACTCAGGATACTGCTTCTCCTGCATGTGCTACAGTTGCATCTGCAATTCATACTCTTGTTGGAATAGTTACTGATGTTATTAAAACTCATAATGCTAATGAATTACCAGCATCAAGAACATTATCAAGCATTGAGACATATGAAGTTAATGACTTTAAGATTGCCAGACCTGGTTATGGATTCAGAAAAGGTGATGTATTTAAACCAGTTGGACTTGTTACTGATAGAAATCTTTCTACACCTCAAGCTGAGTTTTCACTTACTGTGCTTGATACATTTAGTGATTCATTTGCTGCGTGGCAAGTTGGAGAAATGGATTATATTGATTCCATTAAAGAATTGCAAAATGGAGTAAGAACTAGATTCCCATTGAAATATAATGGCGAATTATTAAGTTTCGAATCAAATAGGGATGATGTTGACTTAAGTGCTCTTTTACTTATTTTTGTAAATGGTATCATGCAGCATCCAGGTAAACATTATACATTTGAGGGAGGAACTTCATTTATATTTGCAGAACCACCAAGTGCTGGTTCTACTATATCAGTATTCTTCTACAGAGGAACTAGTGGTGCTGATAGTTTAGCTGTTGATATAGATGAAACCATAAAAAATGGTGATATAGTACAGTTAAAAACGACTAGAGATATACAAGGACAAGAACCTAGAGTAGTTTCTAGTATTTCTGATTCTGATAAATTAAGAACCAGTATATACACTGGATTGAATATTAATGAAACTGATTATAGACTTTTGGATTGGAGTAAGCAAAAAATTGATAGAGTTATTGAAGGAGAACCAGTTTACAAGTCTAGAGATTCTATTGAAGGATTAGTTTATCCAACTGCTAGGATAATTGGAGATTTACCTTCATCTGGAATAACTACCATATATGTTGATAATGGATATTTCTTTGATTATGAACGTAATGAAACTGGTGGAAATATCGCTCCTGTTACTATTGATGCTCTAATTATGCAAAATGCAAGTCCAGTAGCAGCTGCAGTTACAGCAACAGTTTCTGCTGGAGGAACTGTAAGTGCATTAACAGTTGTTGATGGTGGTTCTGGGTATATTGGTTCTGCTGTAACAGTATCAATTGCTAGACCTACAGGTGTTGCTGTTACATTTACTGCTGCTGGAGTTGGTGTTTATACTGGAATAGCAACTGCAACTATACCTGTCGTAAATGGTTCTTTATCTGGAACTGCAAATATAATTGATGGTGGTTCTGGATATACTCATATAACACCTCCAAATGTACTTGTACCAATTGAGACTACTCCATTAGATGAAACTGTTGGTATTAAGACTGTTAGAGGATTCTCTGGCATTATTACTGGAATTACTACTTCACATAGTGGTAGTGATTTATTCATTAACTTTATGGTAAATAAGGGTGCTGGTGGACAGAATATTAAAACTGACTTGAAGCCTGGAATGCCAATTTATGTTAGTGGTACTAATGTAGGACATGGAGTTACTTCCATTGATACACATGAGAATTCTATTGTTAGTATTGGAACAACCTTTATAGATAATATCTACAAGGTTCATTCATTTACTAGAATTGATGATAATCATGGTAAATTCTCATGTAGAGTGAAAACTGGTTCAAATGTTGTTGGAATAGCGTCAACTTCTACTAGGACTGGTACATCTTGGCATGGAGATATTGGTAAATACTCTTGGGGTGTATTAGAAATGGTTGACCCACAAATAAGATCCAATGGAATAGGAATTGCCGTTACGGGTAAGATTCTTTCATCAGGAATAAGCACATTCCCAACGGTTCAGAGAAGAGGATTTGGAATTCGTTCCAATGGTGCTCTCAGAAAGGATCTTGGGTAGTATAAATATAGGAAAAAGCTGATAAGATGGCTGCAATTGTAACAGATCAATTTAGAATATTAAATGCGGGTAATTTTGTTGACTCCGTTACAGATACTTCTAATTCATACTATGTTTTTGTAGGATTATCCAATCCTAAGAAAACTGGATATGGTACAACCGATACATGGGATACCGCTACACCTAATCCTACAGATAATTTTGATTATCAAAGTTTTGTTGGAGATAATATGTCTTTTGGTAAGAAGGTAACTTCTGCCAATGTGAGAAGATTAGCAAGAAGAGTTAATTGGGCAAGAGGAACAAAATATGAAATTTATCGTCATGATTATAGTTTGAGTAATTTATCACCTATTACAGGTTCATCAAGATTATATGATGCAAACTATTATGTGATGAATAGTGATTATAAGGTATATGTTTGTATTGATAATGGTTCTTCTGGGATTTCAACAACAGGAAATGCATCATTAAATGAACCAACAATTACCGATTTGGAACCTTCCAAAGCTGGTGATGGTGGTGATGGGTATATTTGGAAATATTTGTTTAGTGTTACTCCAAGTGATATCATTAAATTTGATTCTACTGATTATATTTCTTTACCTGCTGATTGGGGAACTTCTACTGATGCTCAAGTAACAGCAGTAAGAAATAATGGAGATTCTTCTATTAATGAGAATCAAATCAAACATGTCTATATTCATGCACAGGGGACAGGATATTCTACTGGTTCTTGGGAATTAAATATTTTAGGTGATGGTACTGGGGGTAAGGTAGTTGTAGATGTTAATTCCAGTGGTAACATAACGAATGCAGTAGTTTCTGCTGGTGGAAAGGGTTATAGTTTTGCTACAGTTGATTTAGGTCCAATACGTCCTACTGGTGTTGGAAATCTTAATGCTAATCTAATTCCAATAATTCCTCCAGCAAAGGGACATGGAAATGATATTTACACCGAATTAGGTGCAGATAAAATTTTAGTTTATGCTAGATTTGATGATTCTACTAGAGATTTTCCAACTGATACTACATTTGCACAAATTGGTATAGTTAAAAATCCCACAACAATTGGTACAGCAAGTTCTATTTTTGAACAAAATCAATATTCTTCTCTTGGGGCATTTAAGTTCTCTGCAGTGAGTGGTGAAGATGCTACTAAACCAGAAGTAGGAAAAACAATTACTCAAGTTACATCAGAAGGAACTGCTACAGGATATATTGCTTCTTATGATAGAGAAACAAAAGTTCTCAAATATACTCAAGATAGAACATTATATTTGAACCCAAATAGTCATGACACTGAAGATCATTCTGGTGTTTCGAATACTGGTAATGTTCTGAGTTTCTTTACTGCTGATCCGTCTTCGGCAGCTACTGTCAATAACATTTTGAGTTCTGATGGATTCACTGGAACTATTGATAGAAACTTTAGTGGAATTAACACAAATCCTACTGGAACTAAACTTATTTCACTAGGACTTGAGTTTTCAAATGGCATTGCTAGTCCTGAGATAAATAAAGGCTCAGGTGAAATTATCTACATTGATAACCGTCCTGAAATCACACGAAATTCTCGACAAAAAGAAGACGTTAAAATCATCCTGGAATTCTAAAGTAAAATGTCACAAAAAACGAATCTTAATATAAGTCCTTATTACGATGACTTTGACAAGTATAATAATTTCTATAAAGTACTGTTTAAACCAGGACATCCAGTACAGGCTCGGGAATTAACTACCTTACAGTCGATTTTACAGAATCAGGTAACATCATTTGGTAGTCATATTTTCAAGGAAGGCTCAATGGTTATTCCTGGAAATATTTCATACGATAGTTTTTATTCGTTTGCAAAATTAAATCCTGATCATTTAGGTGTAGATATATCCGTTTATGGTAAAGAATTAGTTGGAAAACGTCTTAGAGGACAAGATTCTGAAGTAGTAGTTGTTGTAGATAAGTATTTTGATGTTGATACAACTGCAGGAATTACTGATCCTACAATTTTCATAAAATATGTTAGATCTGGTACTGATAATCAAACAAATCCATTAAATAATGGTGAAGTATTGGTTGCTGAAACTCCATTTACATATGGGAATACAGCAGTTAATGTAGAGGATTCTGTAGGAACTCTTATATCTGATAATGCAACAGGTGCTGGTAGTGCAGCTGCTATTGGTGCTGGTGTTTATTTTATACGTGGAACATTTGTTGATGTTGGAGCAGATAAGATTATATTAGATCCATATACAAATACTCCATCTTATAGAGTTGGATTGACAATTTCTGAAGAAATTATTACAGCAAAGGAAAATACTTCTCTATATGATAATGCTAAAGGATTCTCTAATTATGCTGCTCCAGGTGCAGATAGATTAAAAATTTCAACAATTTTATCAACAAAACTATTAACGGATAATGATGATAAGACATTTGTTGAGTTATTGAGAGTTGAGAATGGAGAAGTCAAAAAACTTCAAAATAAATCTCAATATTCATTAATTAAAGATTATTTTGCTAAGAGAACATTTGAAGAGTCTGGAGATTATACTGTAGGACATTATGATGTTGATGTTAAAGAGTCTTTGAATGATAGGCAATCCAATGGTGGTGTTTATTTTGAAAATCAAGAAACTGCACAAGGAAATGTCCCATCAAAAGATTTGATGGGTGTTAGTGTATCTGCTGGTAAAGCATATGTTAGAGGATATGATATTGAATCTAAATCAAATAAAGTTGTAGATGTAGAGAAACCAAGAGATAAAGAAAAAATTGATAATGGAAATGTTCCATTTGAAATGGGAACATTGATTAGATTGAATAATGTTGTTGGAACACCAATTATTGATAATAATGTTAGTGAGAATACAGTAAAACTGTATAATCAGAGAAGAACTTCTTCAAATAATGCAACTGGTGGTACTCACATAGGTAATGCCAGAGTCTATACATTCAATCTTACTGATGGTAGTTATGAGAATGCTACATCTAAATGGGATTTGTACTTATATGACATTCAGACGTTTGTTGCAATAACATTAAATCAATCTATATCCCTAACACAAACAGAGCGTGTGAGAGGCGTTAGTAGTGGTGCTACAGGGTATATTGAAAATTCTGGTACTAATTCTTCTACTACATTCAATTTAATTAGTACATCTGGTACATTTATTGCTGGTGAAAAAGTTATCTTTAATGAGAATCCCGATATAAGTAGAGTTTTAAATTCATTTACTGCTTATACTACAGATGATCTTAAATCTATACTTCAAGATTCTCCATCAAAGAATTCTGCATATAAGACACATTTTATTGGTGATGTTGTTTTAGAACCTAAAGTAGTTACAGGATTCAGTATTAGTGATACTCTTTCTGTTTCTACTACAGGTGTATCTACATGTACTGGGAGGAATTGGGCAGCTAAAGTAAAACCTGATGATATTATTAGATATCAACCTCCTGGTGATACAAACCCAACATTTAACAGAGTTAGTTCTGTTTCAGCAAATGGATCCACTATAACTCTAGCTGCTACACAAGCGGTATCTGGTGTTGGTAATGGTCCTGTAAAGTTTTGTGATAATGTTCCATTTAAACTTATGAGACCTATCGTTAGAAAGAAAGGTGGATTATATGCTAAATTGGATAATAATAATGTTGCTTCAGTAGATCTTGCTAATTCGCAACTTTATGTAACTAGGCAAGTGACTGAAGAGACAGTTTCTGGAGGTGTGATGCAAATACACACAAATCAGCTAACTGGTATTTCAAGTTCTTTCTTCCAACCATATGATGCTGAAAGATATAGCGTTCATTATGCTAACGATAGTACTGAAACATTAACTAGTGATCAAGTTACTCTTGCAAATGATGGTGCAACAGTTAACTTTAACGGTTTGGCTACTAATGGTAGTGGTAACGTTACTGTTAATACTACACTTAGAAAACAAGGTGTTTTAAGTAAAGTAAAGGAATATGTGAGGAGTAAAAAAGTAGAGGTTAATACTTGCGTATCTGCTGCTACAACTGCTCTTAGTGGATTAACTACAAGTGTTTATTATGGTATGAGAGTTGAAGATCAAGAAATTTCTTTAAATATTCCTGATGTTGTTAAAATTGTAGGTGTATATGAATCATTAGATAGTAATGCTATAACATTAGATACAATAGATTTTCCATCTGGATTAAATTTAGATACTTCTACGGTTCTTGGTGAGTCTATCTTAGGTTCTGAAAGTGGTACATTAGCACAAATTACAAATAGAGTATCATCAACAAGAATAGAAGTTGCTTATCTAAACGCTAATGATTTCCAAATTGGAGAATTGGTAACATTCAAAGAATCTAATATTAAAGCAACTGTTCAAGCTATCAATAAGGGAAATAACCAAATTGTTACAAATCATTTTAGTTTGGATAAAGGACATAGAGATACAATTCTTGATTATTCTAGATTGGTTAGAAAAAATGATGGTTATAAACCTACCAATCGTCTTTTAGCTGTATTTGATTATTATAATATTCCTTCTGATGATACTGGTGACGTATATACTGTAAATTCCTATTCGGAAGAAAGGTTTGGAGATGTTCCACTTTTACCTGATGGTACTAGAGCATCTGATACATTAGATTTTAGACCTAGAGTATCTGAATTTACATCTAATACATCATCTCCCTTCTCATGGACTAGTAGAGATGTTGGTGGAGTATCAGGAAATCCATCTTTAGTTGTAACTCCTGGCGAGGCATCTACTCTTGGGTATGAATTCTATCTTCCAAGAATCGATAGACTTGTTTTAGACATTAGAGGTAAATTTAGTGTAATTAAAGGAAGTTCTTCAGTTAATCCAACATTCCCTGTGAATGAAGAACAAGCAATGGATATTGCTAGAATTGAATTACCAGCATATCTTTATAACGTAGATGATGCAAAAATCACTATGGTGGATAATAGAAGATATACTATGAGAGATATTGGTAAACTAGAAGATAGAATTGAAAATCTAGAAACAGTAACATCTTTAAGTTTATTAGAACTTGCTACAAAAACATTACAAGTTAAAGATGCTGATGGTTTAGATAGATTTAAGTCTGGTTTCTTTGTAGATGATTATAAGGATGCTGGAAGACTTGATATAGAAACATCTAAAATGAGTATTGATAGTTCTAAAAATGAACTTACATGTCCTGTTGATTTTGATTTTATAGGACCAGAATTAGCATTAAATCCATCTATAGACACTACTACTGCAGATTATAGTGAAGATCTTGAATTATTAGATTCTAATGTACAAAAAACAGGTGAATTAGTCACACTTAAATATGATGAAGTAGAGTTTTTAAATCAACCATTAGCATCAAGAGTTGAGAATGTTAACCCATTCAATATGATTTCTTGGACTGGTAGAATTACATTATCTCCACAATCAGATAACTGGGTAAGAAATATTTACGTTGATGGTGGAGAAAGAACTGTTACTGGTGATAGAAATGATGAATTTATAGAAACAATTAAGATTGGTAGTGAACCAGATAAGTATATTCGTTCTAGAAACGTTAAATTTTCATCATCAGGATTACAACCATATACAAGATATTATCCATTCTTTGATAGTGCTAGTGGAATTGATTTTATTCCAAAACTTGTAGAAATTTCAATGACATCTGGTTCATTTACAGTTGGAGAAACTGTAAAGGGATATGTTGGTGGAAATCATTTATTTACTGCTAGATTATGTCAACCAAATCATAAAACAGGTAATCCAACATCACCTAAGAAAACTTTTGGTAAGAATCCTTATGATAGATCCATTACTTTAAGTACAGCATATTCTTCTTCATCTACTGTTTTGAATATTGATATTTCTTCATTGGCTAAAGAAGCCCAAGGTAAGTATAATGGATATATTGTAAAAAATATGGTGATATTAGGAGAAACTAGTGGTGCTGAAGCATCAGTTTCTAGTGTTAGACTTATTAATGATAATTGGGGAGATTTAGAAGGTTCATTCTTCTTTAGAGATCCTAATACAAATCCAGCACCTCCATTAAGATGGACTACTGGACAAAAAACATTTAAATTGACTTCTAGTTCAACCAATTCCAAGTCTTTACCAGGTAGTTTGTTAATTAGTAGAGGTGAGACTTCTTATTGGACTAGCGGTATTGTTGATACCTATAGACAAACTAGAGTTATAGTTAGAATGCCACCTCCACCTCCACCACCACAGGTTGGTGACGGAGATAATGCAGACCCTCTTGCACAGTCATTTACGACTGAAAGAGAAGGTATGTTCTTAACTTCTGTAGATTTATTCTTTGGTAATAAAGATGAAAATGAAAAAGTAATTGTTGAACTTAGAACAGTTGAATTGGGAACACCAACAGGCGAATTAGTACAAGATTTTGCTCGTGTTGTTCTCGATCCTGATGAAGTTAATACTTCAACTGATGGAAAAGCAGCAACTAAAGTTACATTCCCATCTCCGATTTATCTAACACCACAAACTGAATATGCAATAGTAATTCTTGCACCAACAACTAATAATTATGAGGCATGGATTGCTCGAATGGGTGAAAAGACGGTAGGTACGTCTAATTTACCTGATGATGAAAATGTTATTGTAACTAAGCAATACATTGGTGGTAGTTTATTCAAATCTCAGAATGGTACTATTTGGACACCAAACCAATTTGAAGATCTTAAATTTAAGATTTATAGGGCAGATTTTGTTAGTTCTGGTACTTTAACATTATATAATCCACCTATTGAAGATGGAGATGTCGGACATACCGCTATGATTGGTGATTCTATTAGAACTCTCCCAAGAAAATTAAAGGTAGGTTTTGATGATATTACTGGTGTTCCTGGTGTTAGTGGAACTGCTCAACCATTAACTATTGGTAATAAAGTAGCTGATGGAAATGGAGATACTAACGCCTATGGTTTTATTGAAGCAGTTGGTGGAAGTGCTAATGATTTAGTAATATCAAATGCTGGTTCTGGATATCAAAACCAGAGTAATACTGCTAATGTATCATTATACCCAATTTCATCTCAAGAAAGAACTGCTGGAAGTGCAACTGTTACCATTGCTGGTGGTGTAGTTAGTAGTATTTCTATAAACAGTTCTGATAGAGGTGCAGGATATAAAATTGGAGATGTTGTTGGTATAGCAACTGCCGATTTGACAGGCAAAAGAGGATCTGGTGCTCAAATTACTATAAGTACTATACACCGTTATAATACATTATTTTTGACTGATGTTAAGGGTGAGCAATTCGCATTTGCTGGATCAAATGATCTATTCCTTAGTGTTCCCAATTCTCATACTTACACTACATTTAATAGTGGTAGTACTCATCTCACATCCTCTTCTCAAAACGGAACATTGTATAGTGGAAACACTTTAGAAGTTACTCAGTTTAATCATGGAATGCATGGTTCTAATAATGTTGTTCAAATTAGTGGTATAGAACCAAATTCAATTCCAACTACTATTACAGAAAATATTGGTATCAATGCAACAGGAAGTATTTCTGTAGCAAATACTAGTATATTTGCAAGATATGAAGGTTTCCAATCTGCAGCTAGTGCAGATGAAACTGGATATGTCAAGATTAATAATGAAATTATCTATTATAGTGGCATTACCGCAAGTGGTGGTGGAGCTGGAACTATTGGTATAACAACTAGAGGAGTTGATGGAAGTATTCCTAGAAAGCATATTAATGGTGCTCAAATTCAACCATATACATTAAATGGTGTTAGTTTGAGGAGAATTAATAAGACTCATTCCACAACTAGTATAATGGATAGTCCAAAGGATTTGGATAAGTATTATCTACAATTTGATAGGACTTCTGAAGATACTAAGAGGGATACTGCAGATCTAATGTTGAACTTTACAAACGAAAATTCTTTAGGTGGATCTAATATTTACTCATCTAAGAATATTCAGTTCAATACAATTCATCCAAGAATTAATGTTATAACTCCTGGAGAAGGAACGACTATTACAGGACAAATTAGAACTATTTCTGGAACTAGTTCTGGTGGAAATGAATCTTCCTTTATTGATAAGGGATATGAATCTATTGAAATTAATGATACAACTAGATTATCTTCACCTAGATTAATAGCATCAAAAGTCAATGAGGTTGCTAAATTGGGTGCAATGCCTATGAGTAAATCATTTACATTGAGTTTGAATTTAACATCTAATAGTTCTAAGGTTTCACCTGTGGTTGATTTGGATAATGCTATTGTAATTTTGGGTAGAAATAGGTTGAATAAACCAGTTAATGATTATGCAGCAGATGGTGCATCTAATTCTGTCTTAGAGGATCCTCATACTGGAATATATGTAACTAAGAGAGTAAATCTTAAGAACCCATCATCTTCTTTGAAAGTTGTTGTTGGTGCTTATAGGCATACAAGTGCAGATTTTAGAGTTCTTTATCAGTTATTCAGAAATGATTCTGAAGATGTTGAACAAGCATTTGTTCCATTCCCTGGATATGATAATCTAAGAGATACTGATGGAGATGGATTTGGTGATAGTATTATAGATGCTACCAAAAATAATGGTAGACCTGATGCTAGAGTTGTGGCAAATGCAGAAAATGAGTTCTCAGAATATCAATTTAGTACTGATGACTTAGAACCATTCACAGGATTTAAAATTAAGATTGTGATGAGTGGAACTAATGAAGCATATGCTCCAAGGTTTAAAGACTTTAGAGTAATTGCCTTAGCATGATAAAGGTTGAAGGACATAAGAATCTGTATCGTAATGATTCTGGTGCAATCATTAATACAGATTCTGTTGAATATAATCAGTATATGAAAGTTAAAAACAAAAGAAAATCTGAAAAACACGAACTTCAAAGACTCAGAAATGAGATTGATGAAATTAAATCATTGCTGAAGGACTTAACTAATAAATAGTTAAAATTATAATTTGGTAGTATGGCAGTATACGTCGCTAATCTTGTTATAAATCAAGGTGCTGATTTCACTCAGACATTTGCATTAGAAGATTCTACTAGCAATTCTGCAAAGAATTTGACTGGATATAGTGTTGCTGCAAAAATATCAAAACATCATGCTTCTACTAATCAAACAGCATTTACAGCATCAGTTTCAAATGCTGCTAATGGAGAAGTTTCAATATCTCTAACAGATGTTCAAACTGCTGCTTTGTCACCTGGTAGACAAGTTTATGATGTCTTGTTAACTGCTCCTGATGGACTTAAGGAGAGGGTTATTGAAGGTATGGCACTAATAAGAGATGGAGTTACCTAATGGCAATTAGAGTAAGAACTGGAAGTACAACTCGTGTAAGAGTTAGATTGGGACAGTATCAAGCAACTAAAATTGTCTCATCATCATCTGCTATTATTGGTAATCTCGCAAGTATTACTGATGTTGATACTAGTGGTAGAAGTGCTACAAATAGTGTCTTAATGTATAATGCAACTGCAGGAAAATATGAACACGTATCACCATATCATATTGTAGATATGTCAGATGCAACCCAAGATAACGCAATGGATGCAGGGACATTTTAATTAATTAATTAATAAGTATAAATATAATTAAAAGTATAGTATTACAACATGGCTTCTCCTGTTATACAGTTTAAGAGAGGTGCTTTCGCTAGTTTGCCAGCGTTGAAAGCAGGAGAACCTGCATTCACCAATGACAAGTATGATTTTTATATTGGATTAGATAATAACTCTTCAAACAATAAATTTTTCGGTTCTCATCGATATTGGTTAAAAGAAACTGCTACAGCTGGATCAGGATTGAATCTAGTTGAAGGAACCAATAATGGAACACATGCTTTCACGTTGAAAGCACCTGCTTCATTAGCAGCATCTTATTCAGTTACATTCCCTAATGCTCAGGGAGGTGCTAATAGTCTTATACAGAATGATGGTAGTGGTAATTTAAGTTGGACAAATTCTCCAGCTTTTGAATCTGCTCATCTTACTAACTTAGTTGTTAGTGGTATAGGAACAATTGCTACTGGTATTATCAGTGCCACTACACAATCAACTAGTAAAGATACTGGTGCATTAGTTGTAGAGGGTGGTGTTGGTATAGAAAAGGATGTACATGTTGGTGGTGCTACATCTATAACAGGTAGATTGTATGTCGGAGGGCAATCAGAATTTATTGGTGTTGCTACATTCCGTGGTGGTACAGTTAGACTTGGTGATTCTACTTCTGACGATATCTATGTTGGTGGTGAATTTAAATCTAATCTTGTTCCAGATGATGATGGTGCATTTGATTTAGGTACATCTTCACAGGAATGGAGAGATTTATTTATTGATGGAACAGCAAATATTGATTCATTAGTTGCTGATACAGCAGATATAAACGGTGGTACTGTTGACGGTGCTGCTATTGGTGGAAACTCAGCTTCTAGTGGTGCTTTTACAACATTATCTGCCAGTGGACAAACTGATCTTAACGGTGATATAAACCTTGGTAATGCTAATACAGATAGTATTACTCCTGTTGGTAGATTTGATGCTCACATCTTACCTCTTACTGATGATGCAGTAGATTTGGGTGCATCTGGTTTAGAGTTTAAAGATTTACATTTAGACGGAACCGCAAACATTGATGTATTGGACGTTGACAATGGTGCCAATATTGCAGGTGGATTAGTTGCTAACTCTGCTGCAATTAGTGATTTAACAGATAATAGAGTTGTTATTGCTGGTACTTCTGGAGAACTAGAAGATAGTGCAAACCTGACATTTGATGGTTCGACACTTGCTGTTACTGGTGCTCTTACAGTTTCAACTAACGCAACCGTAACTGGTAATCTAACAGTTCTGGGTACACAATCAATCTTAAACACAGAGACGTTAAAGGTTGAAGATAGTTTGATTGAAGTTGGACTTGTTAACAGTGGTGGTTCACTGGTAGCACCAAGTTCAGATGCCAACATTGACGTTGGTTTGATAATGCACTATTACAGTGGTTCTGCTAAGAAAGCTGCTGTATATTGGGATGATTCTGTATCAAGAGTTGTTGTTGGTTCAGATGTTTCCGAATCTACTAGTGTCTTAACTGCTGCTGCATATGCTGCATTAGAAGTTGGTTCTTTATGGATTAAGGATTCTGTCGGACAATCAGAGACTATTGGAGTCAGTGGAGGACAAAGAATCCTGCATAATATCACCGTAGATGGTGGGTCGTTCTAACGGTTAAAAAATAACTTATAAATATAGGTGGGAGCAATCCCACCTTTTTTTATATTTTGAACCATGAATGAACAAGATTATAAAAATTTGATAATATCATATCAACAAAAGTCCTTTGACTTATTCTCTCAAAATGTTGCTTTAGAAGCAAAACAGGCTACATTAAGTCAATTAGTAAAAGATTTAACAGAAAAAGTTGAAGACTTGACTAAAAAATTAGAGAGAAAAAACAGAGGAACTAAAAAACAAATCGCAGCCAATATTGACTCTGAGAAATTCTAATGGCAAAACCATCAACTAAACAAGAACTTGTAGATTATTGTAAAAGAAGACTGGGTGCTCCAGTTTTGGAAATCAATGTCGATGATGATCAGATAGATGATTTAGTCGATGATACCTTTCAATATTTTAATGAAAGACATTTTGATGGTGTTGAGAGAATGTATCTCAAATATAAAATAACTCAAGCAGATATTGATAGGGGAAAAGCAGAAGGAACTACTGGAGTTGGTATAGTAACTACTACAGC